GTTTATAGGCTATGTTAGTCAGTTCTGTCTTAGACCATTTCTTTTTTCTTCTCATAACTTCCCATACGAGATTAAAGCTAGCTAGGTTCTTATTTTCACCTGAGGTTAAGAAAGGAGTGTACATATCAGCCTCTAGGGTTTCTAACAGCCTACAGGCTGCATCAAGATGTTCAGGGGTTATAATCATTTCGCTGCTCTGATCGGCTGCTAAAACCTGACTGAGCTTCAAACAATGCCACATTTTACGAGAATAGTATGAGGCCATTTCGCCTTTAGGGTTTTCATCTATCTTTCGGTTTCGTGCTTCGAGGATTTCGTTATACTTGTCTTTAAAGCCTTTAGTAGTTCTGAATCTTCCTGATAGCTTGCTAATCTGATTCAGGTCTTCAACTAACTTCTGTTTTTCTTCAGGAGAGTTCTTGCTTCCTATTTCATCGTCTTCTAACCAGCCTAAGTTACCTCTGAATCGTTCTTTTTCATTTACGAATAGAACCCTTGAAGCAAACCCTCCTGCTATTCCGTTCTTTCCTATAGCTTCCATTAGCCATGTAGGAGTAGAGCAGTAGAGGAGATTTAAACAAGGATTAAAAACTGTTATGTCTCCACCTGAAAGAGTCTGCTTGTTCCAACCCTTTTTAGTTGACCAGATGTTGGGGTCTCCACAATCGTAAAAATCCGTAAGAAGCTCTTGTATTCCACTAAGACCCTTAGAGTCTCCAATCGTAACTTTTGCCTCTGACGAGTAGCTATAAATACTGCTATTTTTATAGAGTACGCCTTCAAAATTAAAAGACTTACCATTTCCTGCCTCGCTCATCTGCTTTATGAGACTAGCCCCACTCATCTGAGTAGACATAAAGCTTAGGCCATCTACCTCATAAAGTAGTTCCATTATAGCTCTACCTGCTGTTGATTTGTTAGCTATTCCTGAGTCAGCGATCAGCATGACAAATAGATTCGGATAAATTACTTGTGTTCCGTTATAGACTATCCAAGTTCTACGCTCTAAGCAGCCTGCTATGCCGCTAATGGCTGACCAGAGTAGGAACTTTGAACTTACTCCTAGGTTTTTGTTGTAGTCTAAAAAGGCTTCTATGAAGCTTCCATGATTCCTAGACATCTCTCATAACTCCCCAAGAACTACCTATTCTAAATCTAGGCATGAACTGATAGTTCGCATAGATTGACTTAATCACAGGCTGCCATTCGTTTTTCTCAATATCTCTGATCAGATCATAGGAATGGTCTTCGTTTTCTGTTTGTACAAGAATAGTGCTGTTGGTTCTAACTACATAATCATTTTGTTTAAAGCCTGCCATTAGGTGATTCAATACATCAGCGTGTAAGCTCCTAAAACCCCACTGGTAAGCTTTTTTAAGTAACTCATCATTGATTCTGTCGTAATACACTATTGAGCGTCCTAGGGCATTTACGAGCGTTCTGGAGCTTGCTAGCTTATCCTTAATCTTCTCCTGACGTTTTCTGAGGTTCGGAAACAACTCAAAAACTATATTCAGGTATCTTCTTGCCTCTATTTCATTCATTGAGAATCCTAATTCCCCCATAGCTTTAGTAGCAAAGGCTCTAGGACTGCTACCGTAAGCTGCCTCAGTTAAAGCAAGCAAGGCTACCCTAGCCTCAATGCTTTTCTCATGCACAATATCAACGCCCCTTTTAAACATCTGAGCCGCTAACTGCTTAGTAATTGAATCATGCTTCTGTATTACGTTCATCATTCGGGAATCACCTGAATCATACGCAAGATAAACCTGCTCAGGAATATGTAGCCTGATCTCAAGAAACTGCTTCCCCTCGTCAGCTATCATAAACCCCTTAGTCTTCCTAGGGGTTTCCTCTAAGCTGAACCCTGACTCAAAAGGGTTCTTAGAACTATTCCACTCTCCATACTCATTGTGAAATGCGTCTACTGAAAACCTGAGTCTACTATCCTTATCGTAATTGAAGTTAAAGTAGGTATCAAGCTGTGAGGAAAGTTTAGACACTTTAATTAAATCACTTAATACCGTTTCTTTCGGATAAGCCTTTCGCATCTTAACTAAAGCTTCCTTATTAACTGTCTCTGAGCCTTTTTTAGTAGGAACTTTAATCTTTAATTCCTTTAAAGCTTCCTTAACCTGCTTAGGTGAGTTCGGATTGATCTTTCTCTGAAGCCTATCTTCTGTTTGTCTATCAAGTGATTCAATAGCTGAATCAAGTTCAGACTGAAGTTCTAGCTTAGTAGCCTCTAGCTTACTCTCTGAAATCAGGATTCCGTTATTGATCATGTTCTGACATTTCGGCATCAGGTTTTTCATATAACAATCAAATAAAGCGTCAAGGCCCCGAGACTTCAAATCAGCCTGCATGTTGATCTTAGCCTCGAAAGCCCCAACAGTATCTCTGCAATTGTAAATTAAATGATCTCGCCAATTCCTAATATTATTCCAGTCCTTGCCGTCTGACTTCCAGTAAGGCATAGAGGTGTAAATCCTACCTACGTTATCTAAGCCTTTGTCTAAACTTGGGTGAAGCATCTTCATGGCCCACATGGTTTCGAAGCTTAGGTTTCTTAAATCTATTCCGTATCTGCTAGCCCACTGGATTTCGTACAAACCATTCTGCGCTATCTTCGGAATATCCGATTCTAATATCGTCCTGATAAGGCTCCAGAGCTTATGGTATTCCGCAGGGGAGTAGTTACTAGGCAGCACATCAATCGCCATGGCTTCTACAGGGGAGACTGCAAAACCATGCGTGTTAATGACCCCTCTGCCTGTTTCTACATCTATTGCAAGCTCTGAAGCCTTAAGGACAGTGTTTTCTAAATAATCTATTATCTGTTCGAAATTAAGGTCAAGGCTGAGTAGAAACTTCCTGGGAGGGGAGTTAATGATTCTACTGTGACATTCGTTCTTGATTCGCTGACAACCAAAGCTAATATACGCCTGATCTGCGTAGACCTTTTGTATATGCTCAGGGTGCAGGAGGGGGATCGCTTTTCTGTCTCCGAACTCAGCCTTGACCTTTAAAATACTACAATGTTGATTCTGAATACCCTCTAGGCCAGTTATGAAGTTTAGGGCATGTTCCCCTAATGGCACTATCACATTCGCCTGAGAATCGTTTATAAGCCTCTTGCAAGCTATCCTTGCTAAGACCTTTTGCTCCTCATCTACGCTCGCTAGATTCAATCCTGAGGGCATGAAAGGATATATCAGGGTGAAAGCATAGTCGCTTTCAGGAACTCCAGCCCTGTTTAACGCATTTACTATTATCTGTTTTCTTTGGTCGCTTAGGACCTGATGTAGAGCTTTTTCATCTGCTCTTTGAAAATCACTTACGAAAAGAATTTTAGCCGTAGCCATCTGACCCTCTAACACATTATCTCCCCATTGAATCTGTGTATTGATGAAAAAAGATGCCCATTTTACAGATGGGCTAACTGTGTGTGTTTAGGACTCCTAAGAGCCTAGATTAGAATGGAAGCTTAATCGGCTTAATGGCCTTAACTTCAGGATAACCTGATGGCTGGCCTGTTTGATCTTTACCCTCAACAAGCGTAGCACTTACTTCTGAACCTACTAAAGTAGACCAGTCGAAAGCTCCACCTGCGAATTCTTCATTCTTACAAGCTTTATAAAAGCTCTTTAACATTCCTGCGCCCTTACCTGAAAGCATAGTATTGTGCCATACTTTATGATTATTGAAGCGAGATAATTCACCCTCTGCGCCGAAAATTGTCATAGTCCATTTAATGTACTGAGCGCCTGCCTTTGAAGTCTTTAACTCAAGATCAGTTACTCTTGTGCTATAAACTCCAGGCACTACTGCTGCCTGCTCAACTGCCTCTGATAAATCAGGAGTTATTAAAAAGTTCTGTGGAATCATGTTTTTCTCTTTTCTAGGGCACTAACCCTCGTTGTTTAGATAAGCATTATTGCTTTTCTATTAAATTATTATTCTTTCGGAAATACATCTACGCCTGAAACTTCATCTGAGAATCCCTCGAATCTCAGACTCATTTGCCCTGCGCAGATAACTTGTTCAATGTGATGACCTAGGTTAGCTAAATTCGCGTCCATATCGTGCGCTAAATCGCTCCCTAAGAGCTTTTCTTCTTTAAGCTGCTCTATGGCTTCAAATTCCTTTTTCGCCCTGTAAATACAATCGTAGGCAAGTAGGATATTTCTATCATCTGTGTTTAAGCCTTTTGTGTGAATTGGGTAACGAAGCTTAGGAAATGTTTTCATTATCTAGCCTTTACTATTTCAGCAAAACTAGCTGGCACTTCCGCAGGTAAGTTCTTTCTCTGAGTCCTACAAAAGTTAGTTTTATTATCTCCTCTAGTTTGCCATACATACTGACCTGATGAATTCATCTTAGCGAAGTAAACTTCCTCAAAGTAAATCCCAAGCTTACTACTCATCTGTCCTGGCATCAGAATCTCGTTCGTAATCATACCGCTCTGATCGTCTTTCATTAACTGAGTGTGACCTGTGAAAAGCACATGACAGTCAAGAGATAGAATTCCTGTAATAATCTGCTTAAGGTGAACTGCTAGCAATCCGTAATCCTGCTGAGAGTTCTGATCTTGATTAGGTCTTTTAATACCTAACTGACTCACATAGCGATAATCTTCCATGATCGAATCTACTAGCGTAGTAAGCGTATCAATCACTATCGTGTCATACGGAAGCTTCTGTTTAGTGTTTTGAAGATTATAAAGTTCCTGAATATCATCAAGAAACTGTTTCATTCTAGGCTTTCGACCTGTTTTCTGATCGCCCATAATAGGCATCTTTCCGTATTGTCTAACTTCAACAGCCTCTAACACTTCTTTATTTCCTGCATAGAAGTTCGCTGCCGAACTGATCTTATTATCAAAATCAGCTATTAGTTTCTTTCCTGGGAACGTAAGGGCTGCAATCGTTTTACCTGCTCCACTCGTACCGAGTATGGCAGCCTTAACGTAATTGCTGGCTTGCAAATCGCTTAGTTTCATAGTTTATTCCTTTTTATGTTTTGGTTTAATTACCTAAACAGTTTAGTTTTTATTTGTCATTTGTTTTTATTTCAGCATGACGCAGATTAGGCACTAGGTCTGGGTGCTCAATACTTTTTAATCACTAGCTGTAGATTTTACTCTCAACATATTTTATAACCCACTCAGCAAGCTCAGGCTCGCCTCTCCACGCCCCATCGAGCTGGCTCCAATAACGATATATAGACCACTTCCAAAGCTTGTTATGATTCGTCCACAGCTTTAAATACTCGTCACCATAGACTGAACACAAAGCTATAATCTGATTCGGCTCATCAAGCGGCTGAACGTATGAGTGCCAGTAAATTTCAGCCTTTAGCCACATAGACTGATAAAATCTCGGTTTTTTACCTTGCGCTATTCGACACATTCCTTTTACC